AATGGTTAATGAGGGTATCACTTATTTAGACAAAGGCTTAAACGCAGTTGAAATTAAAAGAGGTATTGACTCAGCAGTAAAAGAAGTAGTTGAATGTTTACGTAAAGAAATTTCACAAGACATCACCTCAGAAGAACAATTAGAACAAATTGCAACTATCTCAGCAAATAACGATCCTGAAGTAGGAAAATTAATTGCAACAGCAATGGAAAAAGTAGGTCGTGATGGAGTAGTTACAATTGAAGAATCTAAAACAGGTGAAACCTATCTTGAAACAGTAGAAGGTATGCAGTTTGATAGAGGATATAAGTCACATTATTTTGTTACAAACAACAATGACATGACTTGTACTTTAGAAGAACCATTTATCTTAATTGCAGATCGTAAATTCAATCAAGTAAAAGATTTATTACCTATTTTAGATGGTATTTCATCAACTGGTAAATCATTATTGATTGTAGCAGAAGATGTTGATGGTGAAGTTTTATCTACACTTATTGTAAATAAAATGAGAGGTACTATTAAAGTAGCAGCTGTTAAAGCACCTGATTTTGGAGATCGTAGAAAACTATTACTTGAAGATATGGCTATTATGACTGGTGGTCAAGTATTTAGTTCTGAAAAAGGAATGAAATTAGATAAATTCAGTTGGGACTGGTTTGGTAAAGCACGTTTAGTAACAATTACTAAAGATCAAACAACTATTATCGATGGAAAAGGAAATACTGAAGCTATTGAAGCACGTATTGATGAATTACAATCACAAATCGACAAATCAACTGTACCATACGAAAAAGAAAAATTACAAGAACGTTTAGCAAAATTCATTGGTGGAGTAGCTATCATTCACGTAGGTGGAAATAGTGAATTAGAAATGAAAGAAACTAAAGATCGAGTTGATGATGCATTACACGCAACAAAAGCCGCTATTGAAGAAGGAATCGTACCAGGAGGAGGAGTAGCATTACTATACGCTAGAGAAGCAATTACTAAATCAAGAGCAGAATTAGACTCTGATATGTATATTGGCAAACAAATTGTATATAAAGCTTGTGCTTCACCATTTATGAAGATTTTATCAAACGCTGGTTATGCTGAAGGTGAACGTTACGGAATTATGTATGGTTTAGGAAATAAAAAAGACAATTGGACAGGATACGATATTAAATCTGAAACAAAGGTAAATATGAAAAAAGCAGGTATCATTGATCCATCTAAAGTAACTCGTAACGCAATTGAAAACGCAGCATCTATCGCAGGTACAATCTTGTTAACAGAAGCAGCAGTAATTGAAATTCAAGATAAAAACGATAACAATAATAACGCAGGTATGATGCCAGGTATGTATTAAATAATATGAGAGGAGCGATAAATCTTTTAGGTAAGACAGTTGAAATAGATGATACCATCTATACCATCACAAACATTAATTTTATTCCCGAAGATAAACTTTACAATAGTAGATTTTATATTGAATTAGAAAGCGAAGATGGATTTTTAAACATGTCTCTAAAAGATTTATCACCCCATATTAACACACAATTAATAAAAAATGGAAGCAGAAAAAAATATATTAATAGCTAAACGTGTTCCACCTGGTGATTAAATTTTGTCTCCCGGCGATATTTATAATAAAATATGGATTATCAAGGGATATACAATCAAATCATAGAACGCGCTCAAACACGCCAGCTTGAAGGATATAAAGAAAAACATCATATTATACCAAGATGTATTGGTGGTTTAGATATAAAAGAAAATTTAGTAGAATTAACAGCACGAGAGCATTTCTTATGTCATATATTACTTTGTGAAATATATCCTAAAGAACATAAATTATTATGGGCTCTTTGGTTAATGGCTATTGGAAAACAAAAAAATAAAAAAACTGAGCCTTATAAAGTTAGTAGTAGAGAATATGAACGTATTAAAATTCTTTTTATAGAACAAAGTAAATTAAAGAAAATTAGTGAAAAACATAAAAAACAAGTATCTAAGGCAAACTCAAAAAAAGTTTACCAATATGATTTTAAAGGAAATTTAATTAAAATATATCCCTCAGCTGCCGAAGCCGAAAGATTTATAAATAATAAACCTAACGAACATTGGAAAAAATTAAGAAATAATATAGATGCATGTTGTAGACTAAAACAAAAATCAGCATACAACTATATTTGGAAATACGAAGGAGAAACATTAAATTTAGAAGAACATAAAGGAGCCCAAATTAAATGGAAAAAGAAATTAACGTATTAATTGCTACTAGAGTACCTCCTTCAGATAGATGGCGTTTAGTAGATGAAGAATCTAATGGAAAAATATATACATCCCTTACAGAAACATTAGAAGCATATTTTCAAGCAAATCAAAAACCATGTGAGTTTAGACTTGCACCTTTAAAAGGTGAGTTGTATATGATCACAACTGAAGAGGTAGTACCTGATCCACCTAAAAAATTCAATATCTATGGTGACTATTGATATTTATCATCATGAAAAAATCACAATTACGCCAAATTATTAAGGAAGAGATATCTAAAGCATTGAATGAAAATAATCAACAACTATTAGATACAATTTTAGATAAATTATCTACAGATGGTATAGAATCTTTAACACCTGAAGAAAAAAATTTTTTAGATATGTTTTCTGAGGGGGAATTAAATGTAGGCCATGTAATGAGTAATGATGATTTTCTTAAATTTTTAAATTTAAATAAAGATAGAATATTTGATGAAATATATTCTCAACATGGGTATAATTCTAAAGATATATCTAATTTAAAAAAATATTATAAATTTATAAAATTAACAGATGGGGAGGAATTTCCTTGGTATGGCATATCATCTACTATAAACATGGATTACCCCGATTCTAGAAGAGCAGATGCCGATGTTAACACAAGCCGCGAACCTGTAAATATAGCTCAAAGCGAATATGATTTCTTACAGGATTTTATTCAAGCAGCTTTAGATGGGTATTTGGATAGTGATGAAGAACCAGAAGTATCTTCAAAAAATATAATGGGGAAAAACATATATTATAGTATAATATCTTGGTAATTAAAATTTTATTAAATTTGGCTTCCTAAAAAAAGTTTTGTATATTAAATTAAAATAAAAGTTATGTCAAAAAGGTTACACACAATACTTAACGAGAAGTATCGTCCTGATACTTTAGAAGGTTATATTTGTAAAGACGAAATCAAAACTAAATTTGATGAGTTTATTACAAATCAAGATATCCCTCACTTACTATTCGCAGGTAAACCAGGTGCAGGTAAAACAACAATTGCTAAAATATTAGTTAAAAATATTGATTGCGATTACTTATACATTAACGCAACTGATGAACGTTCAATTGATGTTATGAGAGATAAGGTAGGAGCATTTGCTGCTGCTGGTTCATTTAAACCACTTAAAATAGTGATTTTAGATGAAGCAACTCATATTTTACAAGCAGGTCAAGTTATATTGTTAAACATGATGGAAACATATAGTTTAACAACACGTTTTATTTTAACAGGTAACTACCCAGAACGACTAATTGATCCATTAAGAAGCAGATGTCAAGAATTTGATTTATCACCTCCTACTAAAAAAGTAGTAGCACAACATATCAGTACTATTCTAGATAAAGAAGAAATTGAATATGAAATTCCAGATCTAGTTACTATTGTAAATCGATTCTATCCTGACTTTAGAAAAATCATCAACAACTGTCAAAAATATACAATTGATGGAGCATTAAGGTTAGGTGAATTATCTAGTACTGATGAACAATATAAAGAACACATACTAGAGGAACTTAAAAAACCGTCTATAAAAACGTTTAACAACGTTAGACAAATTATAGCAAATGCTGATGTAAGTGATTTTGAAGATCTTTATAAATTTTTATATGAGCATTTAAACGAATATTCTAAAGGCAACGATGGATTGATCGTTTGTTATTTAGAAGAATATATGTACCACGCAACATTTAGACTTGATAAAGAAATCAATATGATGGCGTGTATATCAAAAATATTAGAAACAATTAATACTAAAAAAGTAATATGAACCAAGAACAAAAAATGCAAATGAATGTAGATATTAAGCAATCTACTCCAATTACAGATGCTGATGGAAATCAAGTATTTTATGAAGCAACTGTGTTAAGAAAAATTAGTAAATTTTTAACAGGTACAAGTGAGGATGCAATTATTCCTATCCCAGTATTTGTAAACAAAGAAGGTAAAATTTTAACTGAATTATTACCTAGAGAGATTAGAGAAGAATATGAAGAGTACAACAAAACAAAATAAGTCGTTTTCGGTATTTGATTGGATAAAAGCAATCATTGACACTAAACAGTCGTGGGATTCATTTAATCCCGAACAACAAAAACAATTTAACAACTACATGATTCATCGTTTCCTAAGTATGAATCCTAAGTATATTGAGATTGTAAATTATGTTCAAGGATTAAATATAAAAGAACCTAAAAAGATATATGAAGTATATTGTTTCATGATTCCACAATCTAAAAACACTTACTCAGCTTATATCAAATCAAATACTAAAAAGGCTTCACCTGAAGTAGCTCAACACGTAGCAGAATATTTTGAATGTTCTGTAGCAGAGGCAGATGAATATGTTTCATTAACTGATAAAAAATGGTTAGAAAATATTTTAACTACTAAGGGAATTGACGAAAAAGAAATTAAAAAACTAATTAAATAAAATTATGGAAATCTTATCATTTACATTTGGAGCGCTCGCATTAGCGGCTCTAGCACTAATTACCATATTCATTATGGCTACAATTAAGGTGTACAAGTTAAATAAACAATTCGAACAGATGAATCGTGATTATTATGACATGCATAGTAATACTTATAGGCAAATTGATAGTACATCACAGCACATTCATCAAGTAATGGCTGAAGATAGAAGAGAAATTAATTCTCGACTTAATGTTTTAGAATCTTTAATCACTAAACCTAAAAAATAATGGCAGCTGAAAAATCAGTAATCGAACAATTCGAAGAAGGATATCCTACTATTGCTCAAGGGTATAAGCAAATAATGAAAGAACAATATCTTTTATTTGCTAAAAAACATCTTGACTATGGAATGTCTAATGTAGCAGCAGGTACTCAGCTTGCAAATGAGGAAGAAAAACAATTTGCTCTTACAGGTCTATTTTTTAGATTAAACGATAAAGTGAGTAGATGGAAAAATCTTATCATTAATAAGCGTAATGCTCAAAATGAAACATTAACAGACACATACCAAGATATTACTAACTACGGTATTATTGCTCAGTTAGTAGAGAAAGGAATGTGGAAAAAATAATATGGCTAAAACTAAACTGCCTGAAGTTCTTAAACATATAAAGAACTTTAAGCCTCTTGAAATAAACTACGCATTTCATAAGAGCATATCTTACTCTCAATTATC